GCAAGCAGGCGATGGTTCTGGGGCAATGTGAAAAGGTTATGTTTCAACAAGGCGGCTGGAAGAAAGCCCGACAAGAGCAGCAAATGCGAGACTGGTTCGGCTTTGTGCCAACATACTTAATAACTGTCGACGCTTCTTTCTGTGAGCGTGCAAACGATACAGAGTTCTGTTATTTGCTTGAACATGAGCTTTACCACATTGGAGTGATGAGAGACGAGGACGGAGAAATTGTTTATAGCGATAGTTCTGGTCTTCCTAAGCACTATCTTGCAGGTCATGACGTTGAAGAGTTTATTGGCGTAGTTAAACGTTATGGACCAAGCAAAAATGTTAAGCGACTTATTGAAGTCGCAAAGAATCCGCCGTTTGTTTCGAATGTTGATATTTCAAAATGCTGCGGCAACTGTGTAATCAATTGAGCCTAATGGCTCTTTTTTTTGCCCATTTTGTTATACGTAGTTATACGATGAGGAAGTTATGGCGACACTAAAAGAGCCTGTGAAAATCTTTATAGTTCAGTCTCTTGCTTGTCGTGATACACCTCAAGAAGTGGCTGAACTCGTAAAACAAGAGTTTGGCGTTGATATAGATCGTGTTCAAGTTGCAACTTATGACCCTACAAAGGTTGCTGGTAAGAACTTAAGCAAAAAGTATGTCGAACTATTTGAAAAAACCAGAGATGAGTTTGATAAAGGCTTAATTGATATTCCAATTGCTAATAAGTACTACCGATTGAAGCAATACCAAAGACAACTTGAGAAGACTAGAAACGTCAAAACAGCCTTAAAAATTCTTGAGCAAGCCGCTAAAGACATTGGTGGTCAATTTACTAATCGCCAAGAAATTACAGGCAAAGACGGCGGACCAGTTCAAACGGTTAATTCTGAAATTCCAGTTCCAATGGAAGATTACTTAAAAGCGCGGAGGGAAGTCTTAGATGAGTACTGATGCGGCTCGGGATAAAGCCATCCGGATCGAGGCGCAAGAAGATTTATATTTCTTCACAAGGTACATGTTTAAGGAGCGCCGTGGTTATAAATGGATGCAGAACTGGCACCACTTAGAAATCTGTGAAGCTTTGATGAAAGTTTATCGCGGTGAAACTAAGCGGTTAATTATTAACGTTCCACCACGCTATTCTAAAACAGAAATTGCTGTAATTAATTTCATGTCATGGTGTTTCGGTAAAAATCCAGACTCGGAATTTATTCATATCAGTTATTCGGCAATGCTTGCTGCTAATAATGCGTTTCAAGTAAGGACACTGGTACAAGAGGAAGCCTATAAGAAAGTCTTTCCGGACTTTACATTACGAGAAGATAGTAAGGCTAAAGACTTCTGGCGAACTTCTGAAGGTGGTGTCTGCTATGCAACTGGTACAGGCGGTACCATTACTGGATTTGGTGCGGGAAAACTTCGTAAAGGCTTTGGTGGCTGCATTATTATTGATGACCCACATAAAGCTCATGAAGCATCTTCTAAAACGATTCGTGAAGGTGTAATTGATTGGTTTCAAAACACCCTCGAGTCACGTACTAACTCACCTGATACACCGATTATCGTCATTATGCAGCGCTTGCATGAGGATGATTTAGCAGGCTGGTTATTGGGAGATAGAAAGGAAGGTGTTCCTGTAGCGGGTGGTAACGGTGAGGTATGGGAGCATCTATGTCTTTCAGCTATTCAAGAAGATGGATCTGCATTATGGCCAGCAAAACACAATATTCAAAAATTGAGGCTAATGGAGCAAGCCGCACCGTATGTATTTGCCGGGCAATACCGTCAAATGCCATCACCGCCAGCAGGCGGTTTTTTTAAGCCTGACAATATTCAAATTGTTGATGCTTTACCTGCGGATGTATTGAAACAAGTGAGGGCTTGGGACTTTGGGGCAACTGAAAATGAAGGCGACTTTACAGTAGGTGTTCGAGAAGCACTAGGCGCAGATGGCTTTACATATATTGTCGATGTAACAAGAGGTCAGCTTGGGCCTGACAATGTTAATAAGCGTTTAGAACAAACAGCAAAGCTTGATGGGAAAAAAGTTTCTGTGCGTCTACCACAAGATCCTGGTCAAGCTGGTAAATCGCAAGCTAGTTCATTTGTGAAGCTTCTTGCGGGTTATAGCGTGATAGCTAAGCCAATTTCAGGTGACAAGCTTACACGGGCACAACCATTTGCGGCCCAAGTTAACGTGGGAAATGTACGTATGCTCAAAGGTGAATGGAATAAGGACTTTATTGATGAGCTTCGTCATTTTCCTAACGGTACACATGACGACCAAGTGGATGCAGCTTCAGATGCGTTTAATGAATTACATGAAGGATTTGAAACCTTCTTCGCTGATATGGGATTTGCACGATGAGTGATGTAACTTTTCAACATCCTGAATATGTTAAAAACTTGCCATACTGGCAAAAACTTGATGATGTTTGTGAAGGTGAGGATGCAGTTAAGGCTAAAGGTGAAAAATATTTGCCGATGCCAAATGCACATGATAAGTCACCTGCAAATAAAAGTGCTTATGAGGCTTATCTTACCCGTGCAGTCTTTTATGAAGTAACAGGGACGACATCAAATAGTTTAGTTGGAGCAGCTTTTGCAACAGATCCAAGTTTTAAATTTCCTCCCGAGCTTGCTCATTTAGAGCGTAATGCGAATGGAGCAGGCATTAGTGCTTATCAATTGGCTCAAAATGGAATTCGCCATTTATTGAAGCATTATCGTTGCGCTTTATATGTTGATTATCCTGATGTGCCACCAGCTCGTAATCTAGCGGAATTTAAAGCACAAAAAGCCTATCCGATGATTCATTTACTAAATGCCCTTGATGTAGTGAATTGGGATTCAGTAATGATCGATAACCAGAAAAAGCTTTGCTTAGTGGTTATACGTGAATTTAAGTCTGAGCGCGGTGCTGATGGATTTAGTAAAACCGAACAAGAGCAATATCGTGTACTTCGTTTAGAGCAAGAGGGAAATGGGGAATATATTTATTCCGTTCAGGTGTACACAAAGGGTGAAAAGGGTAACTGGGTTGGCGGAGAGAAGAAGTTTCCAACAGATTACAACGGGAATTTCTGGACCTATATACCTTTTACATTTGTAGGTGCAATTGATAATTCAGAAGAGATTAAAAAGCCACCATTACTTCCTTTGGCTAATCTCAATTTAGCCCATTACAGAGACAGTGCGGACTTTCAAGAGTCCGTTTTTTATATGGGGCAACCTCAATACTATGCGAAGGGTGTTAATTGGGAGTGGTATGACCAAGCCAAGAAACGTGGCATCTACATTGGAGCGAAAGTACTTTTGCCTTTACCTGAAAATGGTGGTTTAGGAATTGTACAAGCCGACCCTAATACTCTTGCCCGGGAAGCGATGAAAGATAAGTGGGAAAAAATGAAGGAGATGGGGGCGCGTTTAATTGAGAAGGGCTCGGGAAGTAAAAAGACCGCTACCGAAGCGAATAGTGATGACGCCGTTCAGCATTCAGTTCTTTCGCTCTGTGTCGTTAATATGAATGAAGCCTTGTCAGCAGCATTACGATGGGCTGCTAAGTTTGTAACGCCTAATGTGGATGTTCTAACTAAAGATGATTTGATGTTCGAAATCAGCCAAGAATTTAACAAACAGGGTTATTTAGCTGAGTTAGCTCGACAGTTATTTGAAGCAGCTCTACAAGGCCGATCTTCATTTAAATCATGGTGGGAATACAACCAAACAGGTATGTTCCCTAAACAAAAATATGAAGAAGAGCTTCAGAATGTTGAAGCAGAGCAAGATGGGACTTTAAATCAAAAGGTAGAGTGAGATGGCAACAGATATCAAAAAACTATTTGAAGCACTCACTCAGCACCAGGCCTATCTTTATCGTGCTTCATCAAAAACGGTAAATGAGTTATTGGCTTTATTCAATGATGATACGAGCAAGATGCTATCTAAGCTTCGGGATTTATTGGATGAGCTTAATGAGTCGGAGAAAGTTGCTTTAGCTGGTGGTAAATATACAACTTCAAATTTAAGGGAAATTAGGGATTTGATTGCCCAATGGTTTGCCAGTGTTAATTTAGCATTACCTGAAGCTTTTGCCGTTTCTGCTACGGCGCTGGCTGTTTATGAGGCCAATTACGTAGCTAAGCTCTATGGAGCAAAAATTAATAAGCCTGATGGGGAAAAACTATTTTTATCCGCTAAAAAAGTTCCGTTGGCAGGTGGCGCTCTTGTAGATGATCTTCTATCCAGAATTGCTGAAAGTGCCCGTCAAAAGGTTGAGTATGCAATTCGAGATGGTATTAATTCAGGCAAAACTAACCAAGAAATTGTTCAGCGCATTCGTGGTACCAAACGGCTGAATTATGAGGATGGCATTTTAAACGTTACCAAGACGGATATTGAACGTACCGTAAGAACTGTACGGAGCCATGTAGCCAATCAAGCCTATCTAAATAGCTTCAACCAAATTGGCTTTGAATATGTCCGATTTGTTAGCGTTTTAGATGGACGAACTTCTAAGCTTTGCGCTTCATTAGATGGTTCAGTGTGGGAAATAAATGATCCGGCAAAGCGGGTACCGCCGTTGCATCCTAATTGTCGAAGTATCTTGGTACCAGTCGAAAAAGATGGTCAACTTGTCGGTGAACGTCCATTTGTGATGGACGAACGTCGAGTTAAAGACATTCCAAAAGAAGAGCGGAGCCAGTTAATAGGTCAATTGGATGCCAACACCACTTTTAGAGAGTTCTTCAAAAAGACAGATGACTTTTTCCAAAAAGAGTGGCTTGGGCCAAAGCGATATAAGCTCTATAAAGAAGGGAAATTTGATTTTGATAAGTTCTTTGACCCTGAAGGGCGACTTTATACATTGGACCAACTACGAAAGTTGGATGAACAAACGTTTAAGGAGTTGGGAATATGATAGTTGATTTAAAAGGCGAAGGTTCATTACAGCTTTCAAAACTTTCAACTCGTAGTAAATTCAGATTGCGCCGATGGCTTAGAAGAATTAACAAACCGACCAAATTAATTAAACCATAGCACCTTCGGGTGCTTTTTTTGCGAGAAGAAAATGCCAAGCCCTATTATCCAATATTTCCAATATGAACATTTACCTGAACATTTGCAGCAAGTTAGTAAGCCAATTGGTGATTTAGCTCGGCAAATGGATGAGCAACTTCCTGACGGGCCTGAAAAATCCACAGGATTAAGAAAGCTACTTGAAGCAAAAGATGCATTTGTACGCCAAGCTTTAAGTAAATAATCATTTATAGAAATGAAGCGTCCTAAAGGGCGCTTTTTTATTGCCTGCCGAAAGCGGATGCTAACGGCGAATCCGGGCGGATGCCCATTTTGTATATATAGGTTGGATGACCAATGAAACTTAAAACAGTAACAATCGACGGTAAAGTTTATGCAGAAGTAGACGGAGATAAGCCGATCTATATCCATGATGATGGCAAAGAAATGCCACACGATGCTGCACACTCTGTGGCGACAATTGCTCGATTAAATGGTGAAGCTAAAACACATCGTGAAGCCAAAGAAGCAGCCGAAAAAGCATTAAAAGCTTTTGAAGGAATTGAAGACCCAGCGGCAGCTAAAAAGGCATTACAAACAATCCAAAATCTCGACGATAAAAAGCTGGTGGATGCCGGTGAAGTTGAGAAAGTGAAAGCTGAAGCTATCAAGGCAGTTGAAGAAAAATATGCTCCGATTGTTGAGCAACGTGATGCTCTTGAGGCCTCATTGCATAAAGAGCTTATCGGCGGTGGTTTTGCTCGTTCTAAGTACATTCAAGACAATATTGCAGTACCTGTGGATATGGTGCAAGCGACCTTTGGTCATCACTTCAAAATCGAAGAGGGCAAGGTGGTTGCATATGATCCGAACGGCGAAAAGATTTATTCACGTGTTCGCCCTGGTGAACTTGCAAATGTTGATGAAGCTTTAGAGTCATTGGTTGGTGGATACCAGCATAAAGACTTAATTCTTAAAGGTGGTAAAGGAACTGGTGGCGGTTTTCAAGGTGGGGGCAAAGGTGGAGCGCCTGCAGGAATGAAACGCAGTGAAATGTCTGTTTCTCAGAAAGCTGACTACATCAAAGAACATGGCAATGATGCCTTCCTAAAACTGCCGAACTAATCATTAAAAATTTGGAGATAAGTCGTTATGACTACAACAGTTAACTCAGACATGATCATCTACAACCAATTGGCACAAACTGCTTATTTAGAGCGTTTGCAAGACAATTTGAATGTATTTAACCAAGCCTCTAATGGTGCAATTGTTTATCGTAATGAGATCATTGAAGGTGATTTCAACAAAGAAGCATTCTACAAAGTGGGCGGTAGCATCAAACATCGTGATGTGAATTCAATCGCCAAAGTAGTTCCAGAGAAAATTGGTTCTGGTGAATCTGTAGGCGTAAAAGTCCCGTATAAATATGGTCCTTATGCTTCTACTGAAGAGGCATTCAAACGCCGTGCACGTACACCTGAAGAGTTTGCCATGATTCTTGGTTATGATTTAGCAGATGCATTGGTTGCTGGTCGTTTACAGTACAGTTTAGCTTCTTTAAAAGCTGCTATTTCTAGTAACCCGGATATGGTTGCTAAAGGCAGTATTGCTGTAGATGGGCGTAAAGCATTAACACGTGGTATGCGTAAGTTTGGCGATAAGTTTGGACGTATTAGTTTATGGGTAATGAACTCAGATACCTACTTCGATATTGTTGATGATGCAATCACTAAGCAGATTTATGGCGAATCTGAAATTGTTATCTATGGCGGTTTACCGGGTACCTTAGGTAAGCCAGTCTTGGTTACAGATGCCGTAGGTGATGATGATGCATTTGGTTTACAAATGGGAGCTGTTACTGTTACAGAATCACAAGTACCAGGCTTCCGGGCGTATGACATCAATGATGAAGAAAACTTAGGTATTGGTATGCGTGCTGAAGGCGCGTTCAACTTAGATATTCTTGGTTATAGCTGGGATACATCAAAAGGCGAAAACCCTGACCTTACTTTACTTGGTTCAAGTGCCAACTGGAAAAAACATGCTACTAGCAACAAAATGACAGCAGGCACATTGCTTGACTTGTCTGGCACAACAACTGGTTAACTCATAAACATCTCACTATAAGAGGGCTATTAAGCCCTCTTTTTACATTAAAGAGAAATGCATCATGAAGCTAATTTATACACGTATTGCTGCTGCAGCTGCGTTAGAGGTTGGAACTATTGCCAATCCTGATTATTACGAAAATCCGAATCGAAGTGCCGAAGAAGTAATTATTTACGGTGATTACCCGAAAATCCAAAATGATTACGAAGCTCTGGATATTCCAGTTGAAGTTCGCAAGTTGGAAGAGCCTGCAAAAACGACCTTGGCCACAGTAAATGTCGCGGTGGGAATTACCCCTGAGCTGCAAGAGGTCATTGATAATACAAAAGCTGAGTGTGAAAAGGTTGTTGAGGAAAACGGGCAACTTAAACAGAAAATCGAAATCTTGGAACAAGCTAGTGGTGATAGTTCGGAGTTAATTTCTGAAAACTCACGTTTAAAAGATGCTGTACTCCAAGCAGACAATGCTGCTAAAGCGGCTGAAGGAAAGGTAGTAAGCATTCAAGCAGAGTTTGAAGCTTTTAAAAATGATATTCCTGCAATGCAAGCGCGTATTGCTGAATTGGAATCTGGAAAAGCGGCAGAAAATTCAACAACAGAAACGGCAGTTAATGATTTTGAAAACTGGTCAAATGATCAATTAAAAGAGTATTTAGCTAGTAAAAACATTGGTTACAAGCCGTCTGCAACAAAAGCAGAACTCCTTAAATTAATCCCGAAGGAATAATGCAATGAGCTTTATTACTGTAGATGACGCAAATTCAATTTTGGGCAGCGATTTTGCACCAGACAGTGATAAAGCTCGTCTGGTAAAGCTGGCTAATGTTTGGATGAAAAACAGAATAGGTTTTGTACCAGATCCTATTGATCCACTTCTTAAGGACGCGGCTTGTGAAATCATCAAAGGAATTCTGGCCAAAGTAATTTATAACGGCAAAGACCAGCAGTTGAAGCGTAAGAAAGTTAAAGCTGATTCTGTTGAGTCAGAAAAAGAATACCAAGATGGATCTGAAGCAATTTCTAGCTTTGAACAGATTGCAATTGATTTTATTGATTCACTTGATTTGAAAGATCCAAATGCAAGTTTTAATGGCTTTGGCATACCACTTTACAGGGCATGATATGGGCTTACGTGACGAAATTCAGGCAGATATTACCGAAGCATTTAATGATGATTTAGCGGACGCCGTTCATTCTTTTACATGTGACCGGGTTGTTAGCACAAAGTGGAATCCTAAAACGAATTCTTCTGAAAATGTAATTGAGCATTACGAAGGCCGTGGTGTTTTATTTGCTTCTTATAACCAATATGAAGTTTTAACTCTTGGAGTTCTTGCAACTGATAAGAAGGCTATTGTGCTGCAAAATGAAGTCACTAAAGAGCCAAACATTGATGATGAATGGAACACGGCGCAAGGCACTTTTCGCGTCATCCATATCAAACAGGACCCAATTAGTGCAAGTTGGAAATGTCAGTTGAGAAAAGTTTAATGACTTGGTCAGTTTACAAGATTTATGACAGCGTTCAGGTAGTGCCTGACGATGACTTTAAGCCCCATTCATTAATACATTGCGAATGCCACCCTCGATTTGAAGGTGGCATTTTTATTCACAATTCATTTGATGGTAGAGAGGCCACCGAAACGCCTTTGCCAAGTTAAAAGGTTAGTCCATGGTTAATACTGATTATGTGCCTGAGTGGTACATTTCACCATTTCAACATGTTCAATATGCACTTGCTAGAAATCAAATACACATGGATTTGCTATTTGAAGATATGGGCAGAGCTGATCAATTTTTGGATATGGGTGCAGATGCTCAGGTTAGTTCTTATTCGGATGGTGCTTATGTAATTGTCCAAATTGGTGAAGCAGCGGATAAGGACCAAATACAAGTTTATGGACTGCTTTTACATGAAGCAGTTCATGTTTGGCAGAAGGTTAAGAAGTTGATGGGAGAAAAAGAGCCTAGTCCAGAATTTGAGGCATATTCAATTCAATCGATCGCTCAAGACCTTTTTGAAATGTATGAAGAAAGCGAGAAGTGAAATGTTTCATAGCGTGAATGATGGTAAAGGTAATCGCAGAATATATGTGAATAACAATGAAATTAAACATGTTCTTTGGGCGAATGAGGAACAGGGTTTGGTTTGTTGTTTCAAGTATCCATACAAGATTAATAAGCGCAAAGATGGGCTTTGCACAAGAATATTGCGTGGCAAAGTTAAAGTGGAGATGATCTATGGGGTGGACGGGAGTAAAGCCGACTAGCTTTAGTTTTGAAGTTGAGAAACAGGCAGATGAGCTTGTAAAGAAAATCACAATGGATACAGTTCAATCACTTGTTGTTTCAAGTCCAGTTGATACTGGAGCTTATCGAGCATCGCATATTATTTCTGTTGGATCTGGTGATTACGGTGTGCGAGAGCCCACTACAAACGCTGTGCAAGATGCTGCGATTCAAGCTGTGAAATTTAAACTTGGTAGTTTGATCTATATTCAAAACAATAAGCCTTATGCAGAGCGCTTAGAGGATGGTTGGTCCGATCAAGCGCCGTTGGGTATCTACAGCACAACGTTTACTTACATTACTCAAAAGTATGGTGGCTAAATGGCAATGACTTTAGAGCAGGCGCGGCAAGCAATAGTCGACCGTATGATGAGCTTCACAGGTATTTCTCAAGATAGAATCCAATATCCAAATGCTCCAGGCTTCATAGTGCCTACAAAAGGCTTATGGTGCCGTTTAGCTATCTCAGGAGGACCAAGCTTTATTGCTGGACTTTCTGATAAGCCAACTACACGTCGCACAGGTAATATTTTAATCCAATGCTTTGCTCGGCCAGATACAGGTGATAAAGAAATCACAGATCTAAGTGATGCATTACTTGATCATTTTGAATATTTCGGAATCGAACATTTAGAATGTATACAGGGGCAATCCGTTTATACAGGAAAAGATGCTGACTTCATTCAGTATAATGTGACGATTGGATTTAGGGTGAATTGATATGTCCTGCATGCTTACGCAAGAAGAAATTGAAATTAAACGGCTAGAACTAGAACGACATTTGGAAGCTGTAATGGCTGAAGAGCTTAATAAATGGCAATTGGCCAATAAACTATGTGTTTCTGATGTGAATATACGTTTGGCCGATGTTAGTTGCCTTGGCAGCGCAAAGCATAATGTAGTAACTGGAGTAAGTGTCGATCTAGATGATTGATCTCAATTTTTAAAGAGATTACCGCTTAAGAGCGGTTTTTTTATTTTTCAAATTTAGTAACCACCTTTCGAGGTGGTTTTTTTATGCTTATAAGGAGTAAAAGCCATGTCGAGTGGTGCACGTCAGCTAACACAAATCGCAAGAGAAACAACGGTAGGTGTAACACCGACACCGTTTGCTCGAACAACTTTTGAATTTACAGATAATGGTTTAGATGCCACAGTTTCTAAAGAAGAGTCAAAGTCTATCACTAGCGGGCGCATTGCTCGCTCTTCAATGATTACAGGCGCAGAATATGCTGGTGAATTAAAGTGTGAGGCAAAATATAGCCAACTTGTACAAGACTTAATGGCTTCTGCAGCTTTTAATAGTTGGTCATCCAGTGTCCTTACTTTTGGTGGGGCACTCCGCCAAACATTTTCAGTACTTCGCGGCTTTGAAGACGTAAATGATTACCACGTTTTCCGAGGTTGTCATGTAAATACCTTTAGTATTGAAATCCCTGAAGCGGGCTTAATATCGATGGCGTTTGGCCTAATGGCTTTAGGTCGAACTAACTATTCAACACCACCTGCTGGAGCTATAACTCCAGCTGATAACAGTCCTAAGCTATCTAATGTATCTGTTGGTGAAATCTTACTTGATGGGGTGTCTCAAGCAGGAATTTCTTGCTTAACCCAATTCTCATTCAAATGGGATAATACAATGAAGTTGCAGAAATGTCTGGGGGAAGGAATCAATGCCCGAGCGATTTTAGAAACACTTGCAGCTGGGACAGGTTCATTCACAGCTGCATGGTCACGTAATACTTCAGACATGTACGAAAAACAGTTCACCAATACTACAATTTCTTTGAAGGTCCCAATTACAGACACACTGGGTAATTCTTACGAAATTTTTATTCCTAAAGCGGAAATTACAGCACCTTTACCAGGCGGCGGGAACAGCGATATTTTAAACGCTTCATTTGAATATAAAGTTGTAGAAGAAGCACCGACTATTACCCGTATTCCAGCGCCAGCACCTAATCCAAATCCTTAATTTAATTTGACTGATAGCAGCCTTCATGGCTGCTTTTTTTGGAGCTTAAGATGGCTTTAAAAGTAACTATTCAAACAAGCAAAACTGTAAGCAAGTGGCGAGAATACACAGACACGGCAGGAAATGTACTAGCTGAATTTAAAATACGCGGATCTGGATATAAACCGTATCAAGTGGCACTAGAGCGTGCGAATAATCAGATTACCTCAAAAGGTTTTGATGTCAGTAAGGCTGGTAAAGATGACAAGCTTTATCATGAATTGCTTCTCGAAGCTGCTGCATGTCATCTAATAGAAGACTGGAAAGGCGTAGTTTTTGAAGAAAAGATTGACGGCGGTGAAGTGGTTGAAACCGAACCGGAGTATTCATCTGAAAATGCGACGAAGCTTCTTAACATGGGCGACATAGGCATTTCAATTTGGCTATACGTAAAGCAAGAAGCTGAAGACATTCAAAAAGAAGCGGATGCGTATAAGGATGAAGTTGTGGGAAAGTCCTGCAGCTCTACAACTGGTGCAAGTTCAACTCAGAAGAAGAAGCGAGCGACTACAACGCGAAGCAGACAGCGATCGCAAAAGCCTTAAATCTTCAAAATCCTAAGGTCATAGAGAAACCCGAGTATTCATATACCTCAAATGCGATTCTTTCTGCATATAATTTGATTTCACGATCTAGACGATATGAGCAGGGTATTCCGCTGGCGTTAGATATTTCGGCTATCTCAGCATACTGTGAGCACTATGAATTGCCAGTAGAAAGAGACATCTTTAATGATAATCTCTTTCTAGACGAGGCACATAAAAAATCAAAAAACTCTAAAAAATAACCCTAGAGGTATTTACTAAAAATAACTCTAGGGTTATAATTGCACCATCAAGTTAATAAGGGGACGGTGTGAAAAGTCTGGATTTAATCAAAATGATTGAAGCAGACGGTTGGTATGAGGTTAGGGTTTCAGGAAGTCATCATCACTTCAAGCACCCAAACAAAAGGGGATTAGTTACCATCCCACATCCTAAAAAGGATTTACCAAGCGGAACTGTTAAAAGCATTTTGAAGCAAGCGGGTCTAAATTGACCCGCTTCAATCAGACTCATATAGTCCTATTTCGCAGTACGATTTTGTACATGAGGTGAGTGCAATGTTGTATCCAATTGCTATTGAGAGAGGTATCGACACTGAAGCCTTTGGTGTCACCGTTCCAGATATTCCAGGATGTTTTAGCGCAGGCGATACATTAGGCGAAGCTATCGAGAACGTTAAAGAGGCAATTTCTGGCCACTTAGAAATTCTTGCTGAAGATGGAGAAGAAATTCCATTAGCATCGGATGTCAGTAAGTTTATTGACCAAGAAGATTATAGAGGTATGATCTGGGCAGTTACTGAAGTTGATGTCAGCCGTTATTTAGGTAAGCCGGAAAAAATCAATGTAACTTTACCTAGCCGTTTAATTCGGAAGATTGATGATAACGTAGGTAAAGATAAAAGATTTAAAACTCGATCAGCATTTTTGGCCGCTGGTGCTGAAAAGCTATTACATGCTTAATGTAGTGAAGCCACTCAATCGAGTGGCTTTTTAATATCTAAAAAATATATAATAGAAACAATTAATTATAAGATTTAAGAATATGTTAGCAAAACTTTTATATACATTGGGGTGCTCTATTTTATTAGTGGTTTTAATTAGCTGCACTAAACAAGTTGAAATACAACCACTCCCTCCTTCAGTTGAAGAGGAATATCTAACTTCAAAACAAGAAATAGATAAGATGCTTGATGCATTAAATAATCATGATGTACCAAATGATGAGAAGCGAGAGATATTGTGTAAGACATATCCTGAAGTCTACAAAAATCACTATATGCCAGCACTACTGAAGCTTTCTCCACATCAATATTCAGAAGAAGTGCTTTTGAGAGATTTTGAGGCGGTGATTAAGTTTTATAAACAAGCTTGGTCTATTAAATGTATCTAATGACTAAATATTAAGAAATTTGAAGGGTAGTTTTTAATTCTTTGAACTGTTAAATTTTACCCATTAATTTTGGTGGATATTTTCATGAGAAAAATATTATTAATAATTTTAAGCTTAATAGTTTCTACTC